CGCTTTGCACCGTGCTGTATCAGCATGAAGTAATCATTGTTATAAACATAATCTAATACTTGTTGTTGCTTCTCGTTATACAGTTCGCTCATACTCATTTCTTAAACGCACCTTCTAACTTATCCAAGTATTGACCAATTTTATCTTCAGCTGGGTTTTCATCTTTTAATTCATTTCTAATCTTATCTATCTGAGCATTCATCAGATTCAATTTAGCGCGTCTTTCATCATCTATATTAGCTAACTTATCAAAGTCTCTAATAAGAGAAGACAGTGTGCTCATTGCTCTTGATTGAGCATTTAGGAAGTTAGCGTGTTTATCCCAAGCAAACTGTATTTCGTACTCAGTACCCATATCAGTTTCTTTCTTTACTTCTCTGCTCATATCTTCCTGGTCTTTAACAAACATCAACCGTTGCGCCCTAATAATAGCCGTATATTGAATCGTTATGTTTTCCCATAACATATCAATCGGATTCTTTTCCATGATCTCAGCAGCTAAATCAGCTACATCTTCAGGAAAGTGTTTACGAAAGAACCCGTGAGTAACTGCATTGTCATTCCCTTTTGGCGGACCATGACCAACAGCATTCTTATTGCCGTATTTAGGATTCTTATTGCCTGAATTCCCTACAGCATTCTTATTATTAATGGGTGCACCTGTCTTCTTTTGTGTGCGTACCTTTTCATTGTTTGTATGCACACCTTTTCTATCCCATTTGTACCTGGTCTTCCATGACTTAACGGTGTTAACACTAACATCATGTTTCTCAGCTATATCTTTGTACTTCATACCTTGCATGTAATCTTCTTGAGCTAACTCGTGTTTTTGTTTCACTTCACATCACCCACCACCTTCTATATTAATAGGAAGTAATTTTTCTAACTCCTCCTTATGCTAAGTGCTTTATAAAATAAAAAAGCAGCTGTTAAGCTACTTTAAAGTTTGAAACCTTGCATAGATGCATCTATCTCATCTTGCGTGATTCCAATGTATCGTTTTGTCACTTCCTGAGAAGCGTGATTAAAGATCGTCATTAAATATGCTACATCTTTCGTCTTCTTGTAATAATGGTACCCAAATGTTTTTCTCATTGAGTGAGTACCTATATTCTCCAATCCAACCATATCAGCACAATTATCGAGAATACGGTATGCTTGAACCTTTGTAATAGGCTTATCACCTTTGCGAGAAGGGAATAACCATTCTTCTTCATTCTTGTTCACTACATAACGATCAATCTCTTCTTTAATATGTGTTATCGGAAACTGTTTGTTTTTCTTTGTCTTTTGCTCTCTAATTCGAATGTGAGTTTTATCCTTCACATCCCCAACTTTAAGCTTCAACAAATCTCCTATTCTCAAACCAGTATTAATTCCCATCACAAATAATAGAAAATCACGATACGACTTCATAAGTAGACATTCTTTCATATCCTCAAGATCTTTTAGACTACGAATTGGATTCACGACTTCCACTCCAATAATCCCCCTTTTCCCCTGTTAAACTCACATTGTAATACATTCAATGTATCACAATGTGAGTAACGAAGTCAAAGGTTGATTTAATCATGTTTTATATGTTATACAATCACCATTGAATTACATTCAGAATATTAATTATTTTCGTTCGTTGTGTTCGTTTGTTTTGTTACTTGTTATCAAATACAACTGAGACTACATATTTAGCGTTTAACATCGCCATAATCTTTCTATCGTCATCTTTGATATCTAAAATGATATCTGTTGTAAATAACTTATTACCATGTTGCTTATATAAATCTAACAGTGCTGGTCCATTCATAATATGAACATCACCATTAACCGTTTTTAATACGGCTCTTTTCATCCCCTCACCCCTTCTCCCTAAATGCAACACGTTTGCGCTTATCTTTCCTTAACAACAATCAATCTGTTCAACTTAACGTTTACTGTGTAATTTCTATATAACAAAGAAAAAAGCACCCGTTATTGGGCGCTCTCCATGTTTTTATATAATTGGTCAATTTGCACTTGTAATGTATCAATAATCGCTTTTAATTCTTTCTTCCTAGTAGAATAACTTTCTTCTTTACTTTTGATTTCTTGTTCTAGAAATCCCAAACTTCCTTTTAACGGTTCAATTCTAGCTGTTTCAAACTTAATTTGTTGATTTGAATCCAGTTCTCTTTTTACTGTTTCTAGAATTTCGATTTTTCTTTGCAATGTGTATGTTTGGAGTTCTCTTTCTTTCTCGATTTTCTCAATTGATTTAACTTCATCCAACAATTCGCTTTTCCATTTCAATAGTTCATCATAAATATCTTTCATCCCTTATCACCTCAACTACATCAATTCGACATAATTAGATGCAATCCTCTTCATCAAAACAAAAAGCCACCACCGAAGTGACAGCTTTCTTTCAAGGGGATGGAAGAGAGAAAACAAATGGCAAAGTTTCTCTTAGATCAAGGCTGAGTACTCTCAACCTTCTCTAAACAACCGATACATACAATGTGGCTCAGGTTTTTAGCTCTTTAGCTATCCTGGTTATTGTGTTCGGTTGCTTGGAGAAGGAAAAGACCTTCTCGTTTATACTCCGTAGAGTCGGTCAATACTTCAGCTTATCGCCTTCGCAAACCGTTTCGTTATCTTTTTACGCTCTGTTGCGCGTGGCGTGAAGCCAAGAATAACATGTTATATTTCTTCCCGTGACAGATGAAATATTAACGTGATCTTATAAAGGGTTTTTAATTTATATCAAGACGTAAGTGTTTCTTCCGACGCCTTGTTTGAACCAATACACTAGAGGGACGGAAGGGGAATGTTTCCGCTGTATTGGCTCAAACAAAGAGTGGAACTCTTTGCCCTCGTTTTGGTCATTAATAAGAATCGTGAGTAATTACTAATGTACGAGATCACGTATACTTTTTTAGATTTTTAGAACGGTATTCATTCAATCATGAAAACCATCCCCATTCTTAGAAATCAACATACAGGACGAAAATAGATTTTTTATATCCATTTCCATAACATAAAAAGGTGAATGATTATATTATGGATGATAGATATAAATTAGAAACAGCATGACGAATGCGAGTTATCTCACACCCGCCACACTGGAATATGTCATTGTTAATCATTTAAGGGAATCTTACCACCCTTACGGCGAGATTCTTACCGCCCATGCCCGCCCTGCCGCGGTATACGTTAAGGAGTACTAATCCTCTTCGATATGCGGTTTTCAAAGAGCTTGTACCTATAATTTATCGTTTTTTTCATTTGCAAAAACTCCCCAAAAAATATGCTATTTCTCTGCGTTTTCTCTGCCATTTTCAAATGATTCCTAATGTAGTAGCGATCAGTTTAATTGCACTCTTCTTCTTCTCGTAAAAGTATGAGTTCTTCATCATCAATTCGTTTTGTACGAATGAATCTTTAACTGGTTTATTATCCAAGAACTTCATAGTAATAATATTTCTTTCATCTTCATCTAAGATATTGTTTAATGCCTTTTCAATTTGTTGCACTTTCATTCTGCTTGTTACTCTCGAATCACGTAACTCAGGGAATAAACTGATCCCTTCTTGCTCCACATCATTACTAAATCGCATCTTGAGTGCTCTATATTCCTTTAATACGCTCACTACTTCCTTTTGTACTTTCTTATCATCGATAGCTGGTAATAAAGTTAATTGTCTCTCCATGAAGGAATCCCCCTATTTCGAATTTTGGTTTTTACATTCACATCAGGTACGTGAAATTTTACTATCTCTTTGTTGAATAAGGGAACGATGACTACAATACAGCCCCCACCACACTGTTAGTCATGGTTCCGCTATCCATTAAGCTGATACCTTTTTATTCATGGCTTCTATCTTCTTATCCTCATCATGAATTCTCCAGCCATCATTAAAATGGTCCACTAACTCCTGATACTTAAATACATCGAATATCGTAACGTACTGATTATCTCCAAACCCTGGTTCTTTTCGGAATAACGTGTATTCTCGTGTACCTTCGTATCTTTTTATGACACTCACCCCTTAAGTTCTTTTATGTACACCTCAACGCGCGGCTTTTCCGAATACCATTTACTCACCTTTAGATCCACAACTTGGCTGTCATCGTTCCATATGACCTTGTTGAGTGCATCCTTCACGCCTTTTACATAATTATCAACGTCAGGTTTGGTTGTAGGCCTTATTAACCCTTCTTCAGCTGCTAATGCTTTCTTTTTGGAGAATGACTTGAGAGAAGGCTTGTACACCTTCACCTCAAGTTGTAATGGCCCTTC